CAAAATCCAACGATCGGATAGTACCGTCCGGAGGAGTATGATAAATCGTGAAAGAACTTACTGATCGGTTGATGTTGATCGTGAATACCATGCCAGTATCCACAGTTCCAGTATACGTGAATGGAATCACGGTATCGGTATCTACAGAAGACCCGCTGAAACTTTCAGCCGTTTCCTCGACAAAGTCAGGGTCAAAACAAATAATGGAAATATCTACTACTGGATCTTTTGAGAATATATCAGGCGTGCACGACTCAACTCGACCCGAGATAGCAACTTCCAAGTCATTATCTACATGGAAGCGTAGTGTAACTTCTCGGTTTGGCATAAAATAGTCATACAAAGTTTCGCGCAAACTACGGACTGTAGTAGTCGTATAGTTTGCTTCGATACCGATTTTCAGAAGAATATTTCTTGATTCACGTCGACTACTTTGATACTGCGTTCCATCGATTTTAGCGAAACTAGACGACGTGATAGTTGCTTTGACCGGACCTAGACCGTCGATATCTTGAATGGAAAATCCGTTGGACCAGTCGGTCATATTAAGATTAAGAACATCCCCCGAAGGGGCCGTAACATCAATTTGCGTTATCATGCCAAGACCCCTCTCGCGGTTGATATTTGATTGTTTGTCTGCCTATAAATTTCCGCCGCACTCAAAGCCTTTGGCGAAGTGTTGTACTGATTAAATATAGCGTTAACTGCGCCACTCATTGATTCGTCCGTAGCAGTCTGGTTATCGTTATAGCCTGATGCGGCATTATTAGCCTTATCTGTACTCGTAGCGACAAACACAGGTTCTGCAGCAAGAAGTTTAGTGATCATACCAGCATTAGCACGAACGTCAGTAAGATCCAAAACCGGACGAATAGTCGGAGACAAAGTCTTCTCTGAGTCTGTGAGTTGACTAAGCCCACTTAGTGACATTTTCAAAGCATTCATAGCATCATTACCAACATTTGTGGCAGCCGTCTCAGAAAGTTTGGAGTATTGCTCAAGACCATTGGCGAAACCCATAGATGAGAATCTACCAACTTCTGTGAAAGCTTTCGATGGAGAGTTAATACCCAAGAAACTCTTAGCTGCATTTAGAGCAGATTCGGCTACTCCTCGTGCTGCATCGGCAATCTGCGAAACACCGGCCCGAATACCATTGACCATACCAGATACAATAGCCACTGCGAGTCTTCCTCCAGCGGCTCCCATTTCGGCACTATGACCATTAATAGCATTAGTAAGACTATTTATGAAATTAAGAATTAGATTTACACCAGCTTCAATAACCCTAGGAATACCTGCCGAGACACCGTTGATGAAGTTAACGACAATGTCGACACCACGCTGAACCATCATACCGATATTATTTGCAATACCCGTAAGGATGGAAATTACAATATTACATCCTGCCTGGACAATCTTCGGAGTTAGGTTTACCAAGGTTTGTAGCAACAAAGTAATGATATTCGTTGCGACGATTACAAACTTAGGAAGTAGTGTATTGACTAGGTCCAACATGGAGGATATGACTGTTATAATAGCTTGAGCAAAGACTGGCGCCGAAGTAATAATCACCTTGGCGATAGCCACCAGACCCAAACCAATTTGTGTTAGTGCCATGGGTATCAACCCAATAAGAGCGGATACCATACCTACAAGAACGGCGGTTCCAGCTGCACCGGCTACAGACAATGCTGTAATACCAGTAGATAGCGCTAGAATACCGACTCCTGTCAGTGCTACGCCGGCCCCAATTAGTAGAATGGCGGCGCCTAGTGCGAACAAGAACGGGACCACTGGAGCTAGCAATAGTCCAGCAAGTCCTAGAACAGTGAATGCTCCTGCCAAAGCAAGCAAGGCTGTTCCTATCTCGCCAAGACTCATCTGCGACAGTGTTAGCATCACAGGAGTCAATATGGCAAGAGCAGCGGCCATAATTAGAATAGCAGCGGCACCTGGAACGGCGAAAGTAGCAAACATCATCGCGGTGGTTATGAGAATAAGAGAACCAGCAAGAACTGTCATAGCTTTGCCGATTTCACCCCAACTCATGGCTCCGAATTGCTCGAGAACCTGAGCCACAACGAGCAATGCAGCAGCTGTTCCTACAAGTGCTATTGCGGACGCTACCGAACTTGGTGGAATCATAATTAGCGCCAGTGACATAAGAGTTAGTGCACCGGCGAGTTCAGTCATAGCTTTACCAATGCCACCCCAGCTCATAGTAGCCATCTTAGCCATTGCATCGGCGAGAAGGCCTAGCGATGCTACGGTTATAAGTACACCAGCACCTGAGAATATGGCTGTCGGTGGAATCATATACAAAGCGGCCGACATTAGTGTCAAACCACCAGCCATTGCAGTCAAACCTCGAGCGATCTGCTCCCAGTTAAACTGAATGAAATCTTTTATGGCACTTGCAAGAATCTTGATGGAAGCGGCAAGAAGCACAAGTCCTGCTCCTTGTAGGATTCCACCTTTATCCATTACTGCGAATTTGGTAAACAGAGTCAATGCGGCGAGCAGAGTTCCTACCCCGACAAGACCCTTAGCCATCTCTTCCCAGCCAAGACCAGAAAGATCTGTTACAGCACTTGCGAGAATTTTGATAGCGGCGGCCAAGATAACAAGACCTGTACCCGTAGCAATCATACCTTCTGTTGCTGGCATGAAACGCATAGCCGCGGTGAGACCAGCAAGAAGTGTTATTACACCAACAAGACCCCGAGCTAGCCCATTCCAGTCTAGTTTGGCCAACCTAGTAACAGCGATTGTGAGTACATCTATCGCGGCACCTAGGAGTATCATACCAAATGCTAGTTTAGCCATCCCCGCCAATTTGTCTAGGTCTAGGACCTTTTCAAAGACTACCATGGACGCGAACAACTGGGTAAACATGACGGTCATAGCCGTCAGAGCTCGAGTCAGACCTTCTGAATCTATCTTGGAGAGTGCGTTGACTGATAGAGTCAACATACCAATAGCTATAGCAATTTGAATCAATGTAGCAGCACGCAGAGTATTCTGCATTGTCTGCATAGTATCTGTTAGCTGGTCGATCGAATCCTTGATAGATCCAAAGATGCTATCGCCACCAACAAACTTTCGGAAGGTACTTATAAGAGTCACGATAAGACCGGCAAACATACCAGTACTAATAGACCCTAGAATATCGTTATAGTCGACACCCTTAAGCGCCCCAGAAATCATGCCGCCTAGCTTGCCGAAGAAATCAGCCATCTTACCAGCTAGTGGATAGAACACGTCCCATACGCCGCCAAGAATAGCGAATAGACCCTTCCAGGCTGTCGCGGCTAGGTCGCCCAACTTAGTAATTGGTTCCAATTTGGCGACAAATCCAGTAACAGACTTGGATGCCCCGATGGCGTCGAAACCACTGAACATCTTAGCCAGTGCTTTGCCGAGAAGACCGACTAGCTGGATCGGACCCTTTAAAACCTTTTCGATAGCGCCAAAGATAACCTCCAGCGCTTTACCCTTGTTAATTGCTTCTCGAAGATTGACGATAAAATCGCCAACCTTTGCCGCGGCGGATAGAAATCCTCCAGAACCTTCTGTTGCAACACCAAACAGATGAGCCAAAGTAACAGCGACCTGCTTGATAATATCCCAGCCAATACCAAACACTGAAAACAATCCGGCGAAAATCCTCCGGAGCTCTTGCGCCCCCGTACTTGTCAGTTTCAGCCCAGAAGTGAAATCCCGAACAGCGACTGTCAAATCGTAAAGTTGTTTACCTGTAGTTGCTGGAAACACATCCCGAAAAGCATCCCGAATTGGACGAAGTACAGACAGCAAAGCATTGAACGCATTACCAATGGCTTCGATGAGAACCGTACGTCCGCCTAGTGCGGCCCAGTCGCCAAGAACTTTGTTGCGAGCATCGGCGGAGGCAGATATAAATTTACCAAGGACGTTGTTAACGTTTGTCCACAGCGTTTTGGCTTGTTCGAAGTCGCCAAATATAAGTTGCCAAGTTTTGGCCCAACCAGAACCAGCGGCTTCTTGCAAGGTACTAACAAGTTGACTAAAGGTCTTCACCTTCGTCGCGGCATCCTGAGCAGTCTTCCCCATCTCAATAATTTGGGCGATCTGCTTATCGGTATACCCCATCGACTTAAGTTGTTCTGCCGTTAGGTCTCCGGTGAACTTCGACAAAGTCTCAGTCAAGATCTCTGCTGAAATCCAACCCTCTTGAAGAGAGTCCCGGAAACTACCCTGTTTCTTGATAATATCATCGACAGCAACTCCATGGGCGCGGGCAGTCTCCATTAGAGAATCTTGAAAGACTTTGCCACCCATACCAGCATTAACTACCGAGTTCCAGTCCATGAGTGAAACTTTACCCGCGGCAAGAGCCTGCGACAACTGGTACATAGCCGTAGAAGCTTGTTCGGAATTAGAACCAGAGATGGCCGCGAGGTTGGCAATACCCTTGATTGCTCCTGTGGCAACATCCAACTTAACACCGGCTGCAGTAAACGTGCCGATGTTCCGAGCCATCTCGGAGAAGTTGTAGATAGTCTGGTCGGAATATAGATTAAGTTCTTCTAGTGCTTTGTTAACTTGATCTAGATTTGTGTTCTGCCATTTGGTATTAGACAGAATAGTCTGTATAGAGTTAAGGTTTGTTTCATATTCCTGCAGACCAGCTTTGACTGGATCTACTGTCAAAGACTTAACAAGCGCGGTTCCTGCATTAAATGCTTTATTTGTAATGTTAGTTAGAGCAGTTAGACCTATAACAGAAAGAGTTTTAAACTTCTCAGTCAATGAATCAACAGCAGCGCCAATATGTCCTAGTTGAACATTTTTGCCAGCTGCAGCAACAGATTCAAGACCTTTGGCGGCTCCGTCAAGCTTCAAACTACTCTTCAATGCAGCCAAATCGCTTATTGTAGCTCTGACGCCATCAGAGAATTGTTTGTTGTCGAACCGCATACCAACTACGCGTTCTTCGATAGCACTCATGCCGAGGTCACCGCCTTCCAAACGTCTTCTGCTATCTTGTCAAATACAGGTTTCATTGCTGGGTTAATATAGTCGATACCTTGTACGTATCCACCGGTTCCCGTACCGTGTCCGTATTGAAGCATAATAGCGACAGGGAAACCATTCTCAATATCTGAGTTAGTCCATACTATTTCGACCGAACCTTTATTATTGGATACTTCAAATCCCCAGGACTCAGAGGCTAGACCCGAGTCCCGAGGTGTAGCTTTCTTTAAGGCATCAACGCCGAGTCGTCCCGAGGATTTCAATATGGCGTCTATCCTAAGTTTACTTAGATTGCGCAGATATCGTTCGGTCTTATCGAAGGAGCCTCTGGATTCTAGATAAAACATAGTGGCTCCAGACGATTAGTACTTTATAATGTAATTAACAGTCAAATATGGTTGCAGTGTATTGTGTGCTCCACCGTCGCCAGTACTATTAGTGTTTCCAGAATATGTCGTGCCTGGAGTGGAACCTAGCGGTAGATATCCAGTCCAACCAGTGCCATATACGAGATTAATACTGTGGGCGTGCGCAGGCATCTCGGCAGTGGTTAGAGTATGCGCCTTTTCCCCACCAGTTTTGCCAAGATAATTAAATTCAGTCTCCGCTGAGTTGTAACCCATTGGAGCTTTCCCTTTGAAACTAGGAACGTTAAATGTTGTAGACGCAGCGATTCCATATGGACAACGACGCAGAGTATGCGTTCCCGATTGCGTTCCTGATGTATTTATTGCTGTACCACCGCTGGTCGCACTTACTGTAAACGTATCCGTAGCGGAACTCACGACGTAATACATAGTGTTTGCCGCTAGACCAGTCGGCAACGCTCCTGTAGTGGTGAAATAAATTCTTTCGCCTACAACTAGACCATGGGCAGTTTTAGTGACTACGCCAGGCGAAGCAATACTGATAGTACAAGTTCCTACTGATGGTACGATAATATCATACAAAGTAGCGTATGTAGTTCTTGATATAGCGGCGCCATCACACAAAAACCAACCAGTAGGAGCGCTAAGACCCGCCCACATCCGAATTTCACCAGGAATCCCAATAAGTCCGGATGCCAAAGAAGCATCTGCTATTTCCGTTGTAGTAACTGCATCCGCGGCAATTTTAGCTGTAGTAACTGCGCCAGCAGCAATTTTAGTTGTAGTAATACCTAATGCCAAAGAAGCTGGGGTAACAGCAGTCGTAGTGTTTGTTCCCGCGATAACTTCAGCATTCGTGGCTAGTTCAACCGCACCCTGAGCCGTTTCTGTAGCGGCAGGCATCAAAGGTAGAGCCGAACCAGCATCAACTGTAGTACCGTCATGTTTTGTTAAGATTAGATGACCATATCCGTTGATAGCTCCACTAACAACTGAGGCAGCCTCTATCGCCAACATTCTAGCTTTGGTTAGTACTTCAACTGTCGTAGACATGAGGCTCCTTTCTTATAGTGAGCTTATCTGATATGTATCAGTAGATTTTTGCACAACGGTAGGCCAAGTTATCGAATATGATGTGCTATCTAGTGCGACTACTGCATCGTTAGGTCCAGTAATAGAACATGATCCGTCGTTGTTGTCTATTACTCTTAGTAGTGCGGTCTCTTCAAATATGCTATACAGTTCGGCGACGGTTGGGAGACGCGAATCAGTAGAATCCGAGCCATATATAATGTTTTCAATCGCGCTTAAGGTCTCTGGATATGCTACGGCTGGATCAATTACGATATGCGACGTAGCTTTACCTTCAGGGGATCCAGAAGGTAGTGTTGTGAAAGGGAACGAATAAGTATTACTTTGTGGACGGTAAGTGAAATTAGACTGAATAGTTAGAACATTATAAACCAAATGAATACGATAGCTATCATCATACTTGGTTCTATAGGACATACCAAAACTTTGCGCCATATTTCGAGTTATTACATTATTATAGAAAGAAGTTGGATATGTCCAAGTCTCTATCGTTCCGCCAAAAATACCAGTCAACGTTGGAGCTAGTATTCTTTCACCGTCGAAATATTTGGCTATAGTTTTCGAATCATCGGCATTCTCAACTACTGAAACTAGACCGTTCCAACTTTCTCCGGGACTATTTCTAGGGAAATAAACCCCATGGTCAAGACCCTGATTATAATTCGGCTTATCCCAAACAAGTCTACTCATGGCGTAAACAAACTGACTAGTTCCGACTGGGTGGGAAGTCTAGAATCCGTAGAGTTACTTCCATAAATAATATCTTCAAAACTACTAAGAACTCCAGATGATGCATACCGAGTGTCAATCACGAAATGCGCGGTTGGTTTGTATCCTGTGGCTGCGGGAGGTGTAGCGGTTATCTTCCAACTGAAAGAAACAGGATTAGAAGACGTGCTAATTGTCCTATTTGTTACTTGTGAAGGATTAGTTAGCGCATTATATACCAAATGGTACTTGTACGCATGATTTTGATTTAGTGCAGTACCTATTTTGGTACGATAACAAAGACCAAAACTAGTTTTAGGTTGATTAGTTAGAATCAACCCGTTTTGAATTCGATTAGACCCATCGCATCGTTCGAATTCGGGTGGATACCCCATAGCATTTATAGTTGCTTCATACTCACTTAGAGAAGACAAATTTATGTACTTTGTCCCGTCCATATAAAAAGGTCTTGCGGTTCCACCCGACTGAGATTCGACTATAGAGACAATACCACTCCAAGATACTCCCGGATTTCCCGTAGTATAAAGAACAGTTTGGTCTACTCCGAATTCATAATACCTTGTTGCTTCCCAGTTAAGTCTAGACATGTCTCCCCCTCTCAGCCTGCAGTCCCTAGTTGTTTTCTTCGCTGCTCATTAAGTTCTCGAATACGACGAGCCTGGTCGCCCTTCGCTACCTTCTTTGGTGGCTGATTCTTAACGTTGCATACTTCAATCAAAGTGAGCAAACGATTAAGATGCCAGTATTGACATTCGAAAGGTATAGTTAATGCTACCATCCAGTAGTAGATCAACTCAGAAGTAATAGTTTCTCTACTAGGTTTACCATTATCTGCTTTATAAATAGTCGTAGCCGTTTGTTTACTATTGATATAATCATTAATAGTTCTAATGTTATCCGAAGTCAAGAAATTAACGACATCATACTTAGTATCCGGAGAAATAACCATCATACGAATATAGTCTAGAATTTCTTCGATAGTTTTTTCTTCCTTTGACAGGAAGGGTTTGCTGAATTTAGACTCCCATTTTGACATAGAGACCAAGGAATGCTCAAGTTGCAGAGTAACCGCAACAATAGAAAAAGTTTCGGTCTCTTCGTCAAATAGTTCTTGAGTCGGAAGTGCGATCTCAAGCATTCCTCGGCCTCCTTTCAGGCTCAACTGTAGTCGAAGAACCAGTCGTCATCCGAAATAGCCGGGAACTTGTATCCGGCGTTCGGAGTAGCGGTAACAACAGTATCAGCAGAGATAACTCGATCTCCAGCAGAAACCGTAACACCGGCGATCTTGTAAGTGACGCCTGTGACAGACGGAATAGTCAGAGTGTGAGTACCGTTGACATAAGTCGGAGCGGTCGGAGTAACCTCAGTGACCGTTCCGGCAAAGATAGCGAGCACAGCGTCGGGAAGTGGAAGCGACGGATCGGTACCACTAGTCCCGTACAGGAAAGACTCCAGAGTAGCTAGAGCCGCGGAATTAACCTTAGTGGAGTCGATGGTAAGCAGTGAAGTAGGTGTATAACCAGTTACTGCTACCGGAGTAGTAGACAGTTCCCAACTGAAAGTAATCGCTTCCGGGGAATCGTTTACGGTGGTGTAAGCCTTTTCAGAAGGAGCCGCCTGAGCACCATACAGAAGGTGCAACTTGTATCCGTAAGCCGTGCCGGAAACATCATTACCGACCAGTGTACGATAAGACAGTCCAAAGACACCACGAGCCTGCTGGCCGATAGTGAGACCACTCTGCGGAACAGCCAGACCGTCGCAACCCTCGAATTCCGGAGGATAAGTGAAGGCCTCGAGCGTAGCCTTCAGTTCCTCAGCGGAAAGAAGGTTCAGATACTTAGCATTGTCAGCATACTGAGCAGAAGCTTCGGCGCCACCCGGCTGTTCGGTAACGGAGACCAGACCGTTCCAAGCATATCCGTGAACATATGCGCCCTGGCTATCGGGAATATAAAGAACACCGTGGTCAACACCAGTTTCGTACCGGCGCGTACCAGAAGTATCCCAAGTAAGAGCTACCATAACTCCCTCTTAGTAGTATAGGAGAAATACATCATGGTTTATACCATCCGCCACATAATGCCGGTTATAGGTACATTTGGGTAAAGCCCCGACAGGACCAAGCAAAGTACTATCGGGACTCCTGTCCATTACCGTCACCATATAACGGTATTCAAAACTATAAGGAACGCCATCGGCAAATTCCGTGTTTGCAGAATCTCTACTATACACTATGCAAGGATATACCATAGAGATGTCGGACGGGGGTTGAAAATATACCTTTGTGGCTATTGATTCAAGGAGTACTTGGAGGGACGTACGTTGGCCCATTATACCTCCCGCCCAAGTGCAATATAAGCCGAGGTCTTTTTACTTCAACCTCAGATACAACCCACCTTACGCCCATCCATGTTACATAACGCATAGCAAAGAAATGCGCCGAGGCGTATGGGTCCGCGACAATAGATATGGAATTACCAACACTTATATCATTGTTAGTTTTTCCAGCATCTGTTTGTTTTACGGTATTGCGAACAACATCGCCTCGGTATTTAACTTCGGTGACAGTGTCTTCCCATACGCCATCGGTCTTCTCTGTGGAAATCACATACCCGACAGCGCCAAAATATTTTGGCACGGGTTAGTTACTCCTTAGGCGTGCGGACGAGCGAACGTCCAGTGGTCTTCCTCGGTGCTGTTGAAGTAGTAACCAGATGCAGCCACGGCGACAACAGTAATTTCGGATCCAGCAGTCAGAGCAGTCTGAGCACCGGCGGACAGAGTCGCGTCAGTAGCCAGGTTCTTGTAGGTCACGTGGGTCTGGGTGGGAATGGTAACCACACCAGTCGAAGCCACGAAAGTCGGGGCGGTCGGAGTCAGCATAACATCGCTGCCACTGGCCCGCTGCCGAATGATAATAGCGCTCTTGATCTTGGTAAGAGCACCCGAAACACGGGTTTCGATGAGGTACTTGTACTGGTTGTAGTCGATGTCGAAGTCATCGAACAGAGAAATGGCGCCACCACGGTCAGCGCCGAAGTTGTAGTCTGCCATATTCACCAGAATCGCAACAAGAGTCGCGTCCCGGGTCATTGGTTCGACAGTTACAATGTTGGAAACCCGAAGTTCCGAAGCCAGTTCCGCCTCGGACGGGTAATAACGACGACCCAGAGTATCCCGAAGCAGAAGCATCTCGGTCAAGATGTCTTCGGTCGTGTACAGGGTCGGGTTACCAGACCCCTTGTATTCCTTGCGGGAACGAATGATCGCGTCGATCAGTTCGCGGTACGAGGAGTTACTGTCGAGAAGATTTACCTGAACCGTGGTGGCGTACAGTTCGTGGTCGTTCGCAATAGAACGAATACCCGCGCCATCAACAGCCCCGACCGGATCCTTGATCTTGTCAGCGTCGCCAACCTCACGACCATCCCCAAAGAGAGCGGCACAAGCCAGCTCTTCTTCGAGCATAAGCCGCATTTCACCCTTCATCCAGGAAACAACATCGAAATCGGTAATATCTACGATATCATCACGGTCAAGTTTCTGCTTCTTGTAGACAGTGGTGGGAGTGGTGGTCCGCTTGGTAAGAGAGAACCATTCCTCCTTCTTCAGAGCGCCCTTAACGTAACCCCGAGCACGAGCTTCGTCGTAGGTGATATCAGCGACAATACTCTTCACGCGAGAGAAAGGAGTGTGACCAGCGCCATTCAAGACACCGGAAACCCATTCGGTACGACGCTTGTTGAATTCCGGAGTAGCAGTCAGGTTCTTCGCATCCGGGAACAGAACGTCAATGTTCTCAATCCCGTGAGCAAGTGCGTAGTTGTCAACCGCGGTCTTCATAGAACCGCACTTCATAGCATCAGCAACAATACCCCTAACATCCTCGTGGGAGAGGACGTGCTCAGCGGGCTTGTCGGTTTTCTGAGAGGTCTGATCGAACACGTTACGAGCCATAGCTTCGTCGTCCCCTTCGTCTTCGTGAGTTAGATCATCAGATTTCGATGAATCATCGTTGTCATCTTCATCAGACTGAGCAACAGACCCATCGTTAGAAGTCGCAGACTCAAGAGCCTGGCCAACCATATAGGCGACCAGATCTGCTTGCTCCTGCGACAACGAGTCGTAGATATCTTGCATAGTTTTTCCGGAAGTTCCGGAATCAACGGCGTGTTCGAAGAACAAGCCAGTAGTAATGATCGCTTCGTCGTCCACAACATCGATGGTGCCGTCGCCATGCTGAACACGGACGTAATCGATGAGCGCCTCTGGGTTGGCACCAGAAAGTACCAAACTCACTTCGCGAATAACACCGTGCATAACGGTGGCGGACTTCTCAACGAGCTTATTCGCCCAGATAGACATTGCTTTAATGTCTTTATGCGCAACTAGTTCTCGTGCAGTATTCCCAGCCTTGGTATCATTGAAGAAACCACGGGCATAAACGCCATCAGTACGGTTCTCAAGAATGGCGTGACCCAAAACGTTGTCTGGGCTACTGCGATCGTGTTGCCACACCAACGGAACGGTAACACCGTCCATATGAGCGAAGGCGTTCGTATAGATAGTCCGCCCATCGCTACATTTTACATTGGCCTTAGTGGCGTATCCCGAGAAATCAGGTTCCATTTTGATGGTCCTCTAGGTCTTCTTGATTCGGGTCGGCCTTAGGTTTCTTCAAATCGTTGACCGGTTCTGATTGTTTTGCATTTGGATCGTTTGGTTGCGGCATGTTACTGTTACGCAACTTATCCGCATTTGGGTCTTTTGCCGGTCTCATTCCGATTGCTTGTCGAATCTCGTTTGAGGTGACAATCTCGTTTCGAGCAAGTTTGTCGGCGATCTCAGCCAGATCGGTGATTGGAACAGCCTTAAATGGATCACGGAATGCCATGATACTTTGCTTCTGCGATCGAGCGGTCCTTGTTAGGAAACTACGGCGCATCGCTTCTACAATAGCATTGACGATCGGCCAAATAGTTCTATTGTAGTAGTTATTCATGGTTGCTGTATCGGCGGTTCCATTCATCACAGCATCTGTCAATCCCAATTGGGTGTACAACATAGCTGTCAAGAACTCTACCTGCTTCAGAAGATTGTTCTCAGCAGGTCTATTTAGTTGTGTTACACGTTCGGTTCCATCAGTGTATGCGATACCATACTTAGAACCAGCCAACTGGAACTCGATGTCTTTTCTACGTTGTTCTGCTTGCTGACGTCGAGCTTCAGACTTAATGACATAAGGGAGTTGAATAATTAGATCCAGTTTTCCAGAACCTGATTGCTCATCAATAGCATCAAGAAGATTCAATTTTCTAATCAGACGCTGCAGAGTAGAGTTTGGTTCGTTAAGAACCGTATACAAAGGATTCTCAACGATGGCAACCATACTTTTAGGTAGGGTAATATCTTCCCTGAGTCCCCTAGCCTGATTGTATAGATTAACCCGCACATGTTCTGGATACCAGTTTACAATTTCACCATTTCGCATGGTTTTAATATCAAAACCACCGCTAAATATAGGACTCGTTGTCGTGTCTACCGGAACGATAGCCACTAGTCCCTTATCCAGCATTGTAAGAACCGCGTCTTGTTTGAAGTGGCCTGACGCTTGGTCTAGATTAGCCTCGACACTCAAACAATTATTAAGTCCGCTATCTATTTCTTCCAAAAATCGATTTTCGCTATCCAATCGAACGTGTCTCAAATCAATAGCTGCCACATCAAGACTAATCCGAGTTAGAATCGACGAAATGATAGAACGTTCGTTAGAGAATCTAAGTCTTACCCGATCCGAACGCCCATAGGAACTCACGCCGCCTTCATAAGACATAGGGTAACTGTCTTGCGTATTTGAGAAAGCGTTCCACATGTGTTTCAGTCGCTTGCCGATACTAAATTTAGCCATAGGTCACCCCCTCTCATAAATATAAAGCGACGTGTTGGTCCTTAGGCTCCTTCGAGTGCAGCAATCCGCTTCTCGAGTTTACTAATAGCCGCATTCAGGGTGTCGGTTGCGGCAACGGCAGCAGTGCTAGAACCAAGCACATAACCGGTGAGAACCACATTAGACCCAACTGGAGGAGCTGCAAGAGTCCTCGCCTCCAACTTTGCGATACCAGCGTTCACCGTGTCAGTCGCTGCAACTGCGGCGGCACTTGTCGAAGTATAACCGGTAAGAACAACATCTCCGCCGTCGGGAACTTCGGCCAGAAGGGTGGAAACAGGCGAACCGTCAGACTCAAATAGAGCCATTCGAGTGACAGTCTGACGAGGATTGATACTAGACTGCGCGACAACAACGACCTGTTCGGTGGCCTGAGTCTCGGTCATTCGAAAGCCTCCTTGTTTAGTTTATAGGCTACGTATGCATCCATCATTGCGGCGACATTATCGATCTTCTCCGCATAGCGTTTCTTGTACAACTTTCGGTTGCCATTGGTATCTTCCAAAGTAATAGCATTACCCATGGTAAACGACATAAGTGCTTCATCAAAGAATAGGACACGTTGTTCACTTAACTTTTTAAGTTCGCCCAAAGGAACAGATTCAGTCTTAGCTCCCTGTCGAACCTTTACAACACCGTATTCCCCGTTTTCACTATTCCATCTGGTTACAAACTCTTGCGCATTGTATGGGTCGTAACCAAATGATCTAACATCATACTCTTTCTCTTGAATGTGGGTATCTAGATCTTCATAGACTTCCATCATATCAAGAACTGTACCATCTAAGACGTGAAGACTTCCCTCATTTATAAACTCGTCGTACTTAGCACGCGCAGCACCGGGGAGTTTCATCAAAGTCAAGGCAGTTATGTAACTTCGTGTCTTAATTCCAAATCCCCCTCGTGTGAGAGGGAACAAGAATGTGAACGCACAGAAGTCGTCACCCTGGGAGAGGTCTGCCCCCATACTGCAAGGGAGTTTCCAGAACTCTCGTCTACGGTGAGGTAGTGTCTCTTCGTAAGTGAAGAAGTACGTGTAACCTTCCATCGGGATTCCGAATCGTTTAGCTAGGATATCATTCCTAGTAGCAGGAGCCTTCTCTGCCCGTTCGACATCCAGATGGTATGTATCATAAGAAACTGTTTTGCCGATATTAGGATTAGCCTTAACCCACATAGATGGATCGGCTACTTCCGTAAGATCGTCAAGTTTGTAATGCCAAATCGAGATATGTGGTGCTAGATACTCACCTTTTAGAATCTCAGCGAGTTCCATTTTGATAGTATCGCCTGAACCATTCCGAACTGTTCCTTCGGAACTGATGGCGATGATCAAGTAATCGTCTAGTTTCGACGCACCTTGTTCAACAGCACCGACAACATCCTCTCTTAGATCCCCAGAAAGCCACTCATCAATTGTCGAGATCTTAGGACGCAACCCTTGAAGTTTATTAATAGCCATAGGACGAACTTCAAGAAGAGAACCAGTTAGAAAGTTCTCGATCCCCTTCTTGGTCGCGGCCAACTTCATTCGTAATGCTCTATTACCAGTAGTATTCTGTAAGGAACCTTCTGTAAGGAACTTAAAGAGCGGGCCGCGTGTCCGTGTAATCGCCGTTCTAAAAGGCGACATCACTTCATCGGCCTGTTTCATAGTCGGTGCTGTTGTAATCTGATGCGTGGTAGATGTGTCCACATTAAGGAAGTAACTTTGTAGACAAGAAGCGTACATAGACTTAGCCGCACCTCGAGCAACGATGAGATACTGCTTTTTAGTCAGACGCGTCTTTATCGATTTAGTTACAAAACGTCCTCCGTGATTATCCGCTGACGGAACGTATACACTTCGTTCAATGAAATGATACCAGCCGAAAATCTGTTCGGCCCATACTTTAAAAGAGGGTAGAAGGTGTAAATCCGTTCCATCGGTTAGTGTCAATTCGTTTTCGCAGTATTGAATGAATCCTTCAACCGCGTCCACGTCGTAATAAACACTTCGGTTTGCGATTAGCGAATCTATTCTGTTCATCTCCAAAGAGATTTCCCTATTTACGGGGATTTCACCTTCTAGTACTTTTTGTCTGAATTCCCCATAATACTTCGGGACTGCAGTATTAGATAACGCCATCGCAAACCTCCTTTCACTTCTTTAGTTTACTAAGACTCTTGGTTCCAGCATTCATCGACTCAGCCATGAGTTTGCTGGCATTCTGCTTTCCCACACCAAGTAGTAGTTCTTTCATGAACTTTGCTGCTTGTCCGGATGGAGTTGATTCTTTGAACTGCTTCTCAAGATTCAGTCGGAGTAGATAAGACTGAATCTCTTGATTCGTTAGAGATTTATGCCCGGTGGTTTTTGACTTTGTTCTGACATTATGGGCGGATCTAGCTTCTGGAGACCAGTTGGTGGTGTCCGCAGACTTTTTACGAACTCCCCATCGCATTCCTTTCACGCCCACATGCGCGAAGAAATCTTCTACATTAGCAGCCATATCCTGTTGCACCGCCTCCACGGGTATAGCATTTAGATCGATGATCACACCCTCGTAATCTCCTGTCCAAATACCAATCTTATCAAATTCGACCCAGTTCTCTTCGTCTCTGGGATCGATAGATGTTTTGGCGGGAGTCTTTGGGTAACCAAGAGTTAGATGCGGAGTCCATTCTGGAAATTGTTCAATCCTGTCGAATGCACTTTTAACTTTATCATTAGATAGCATATAAGTACGAACTTTAGTAATCAGTTGCACATGTTCTTTATCGAAAAAGAGAACATCAGCATCTTGATCGCCGAGCAAACCTCGATGGTCTACTTGTAACCAAAACTTGGTCAAAGAAGTTTCTACTACGTGACGAATATACTCAATAATCTGTTGCGTATCGTCTGCTGCGTCAATATATAGAATCGTAAGATGCGGGACTTTCTCACTTGACATTCGATACGCATATGAGTACTCAGCTGGAATAGCAACAATCGTCAACTGGTTACTGGGAAGGGGCTGACCCATGATGATCCTTCCCGATTAACATTTAGCCGCCATTCGAGTTCCTTGGATTGTCTTTCCATAGCCTCGATCATATATGAAGTTGTTGGCGGATCAAACAACAATCGAACTCGTAGACAGATATATGTCTTAACCAAACTAAGATTCACTCCTGGTGAAAGAAGTGCGTCCCACAAAGTTGTGTAGTTAGTAATCATTAGACCATTGGTAGGTCCGATACCCAATTGATTAACTACAGCAAGAACCGTGTTAATATGCATGATGATGTCGACATCATAATTATAGTCGTCAACACTTATCCCCAGTGTGGATTTCACATCATTCAAAATACTTGTTTCCGCCATGCGGGACGCACCTCCCTTTTACTTAGATTCGTTGGTTAACAATACCCATGATAGTGGCATAGTCATAACCAGCGGCGATAAGACGATTCTTTCGTTCCTGCCCATTGCCCCAGTCGCCACGGATAACTTCATTAGCGACGGTAGAATTACTCTTACGACTACTTCCGAGAATTTCGTCGACTCGGTTCTGAACCGCAGTATAATCGTATCCAGCATCCTTCAACCGATTTGCCCGATCGCGACCGTTACCCCACGCTCCCGCGATAACTTCTCGAGCGAGAGTATCTACCGACTTAGCCGGGGCAGGCGTAACACCAAGAATGTTGTTGACTTCAGCCTGAACAGCATCGTAGTTGTAACCAGCGTTGGTGAGGTTGTTGCGACGGTCATCTCCATTACCCCAAAGACCAGCAAGAACTTCCCTTGCCAGTTGACTCACGTCCTTCTTTGGAATGGAACCACCAACCTTAGCGGCCAACTTCATCCAGGTATTCGAATCACCATAGAAGACATTCAGATCAAGTTCGTCATCATACCCAGTGAGATATCCCTTACTTGTGTATTGGAACATAGTGACAACTGACCATGGAGAAATATCACCAGGGTCGCGACTCTGGTCATAGCCAGTAGGATTGTTCTGTCCGTAGGCTGCGACCCAGAGAGGATAATCATTAACGATAGTATAATCTGAATTACAGATTACGCCACGAGATCCATAAAGCATCGGCTTAAATCCAGAAATTCGAGTGACTTCCTCCATGAACCACTTGGCCCACGGAGCGCCACCAGCAGAAGCAGATTGCATCTCATGATCCAGAACCAGCAAAGTCTGTCCGTTGAGATAACCCTGAATATTGTCGATGAAGAATTTAGCTTCTCGACAAGCGCCTTCCTGTCCAGGGTTCTCATGGGCGTTACTGAAGTGATAAACCCCAACTAGTTTACCCTGTGCGACAGCAGACTGATACTGTGCATCACAGTTCGAACTAACCCAGTAATCGCCTTCGGTTGCCTTGATGATTGCAAAGTCATAGGGAATTTTAGTAAGGATATCGGCCGACTGATATGCAGAAATGTCTACGCCGTTAAGACTCATGATCTCACCATAGTTTCGTGTCGTTCGCCATACGATTTGTCATAACATGTGGAACGTTGTTCGACCCATAGTGTATAGCATTATGGGTCATTTGAGATGTTGTGATTAGGTAATCGGGATTTAGTAAGACATCGATGTTTCCCTCAATTATATCAGAAGGAGTAATAGGATTCATGTGGTGAATAAATAATCCCTTATAAATTTCTCTTCCTGAAATGCCAAGATCACAACTAGAATCTCGATAAATAACTTTGAATCTGATATCGTTCCAACTTCGATCTCGGTAAAACATTTGATTCAAATATCGATCAAATCCAAATGTCTCGACTCCGACCGAACCATTCAATTTTAAATAATTATAGCGATCTTCGAACGAACTTAGAGAGCGTAGTTCTGCGTAAGTTCTAATCATCTTCGTATTCCAGTTGGGGTTGACCAGAATATGAACGCATAGCCTGCAGAGCAGACTTATACAGTTCTTCTACCTTAGCCGCAGACAACATAGCTTCTGATTTAGCTCGTAGTAGATCGTTTTCTCTTTCAATCTTCTCTTGTTCGAGGCGTTCTCTTGTCGAACCCAACTTGAGATAGTGACTAATTACTTGAGATGATGCAGTACCCTCTCTAAGTTGCTTTTCAGCAAGGTCTGTAGCTAGAACAATGAGTTGATTCTCTCGACCCTCAGGAGTTGTAGCAGGTTTAAAGGTTCCCGAGGTTAGTTCTGAGCTACTATTAGTCTTTCTAGGCATACTATCAACTCCTTTCTAGGTAGTTTGGATGTAGTTTTTCGACCCGAAAGGCAACCCAGGCATAAAAACATTACAGGAATTTACCCGCCGGGGAATTTTTGGGG